CGTAACCCGTAATGAATGCAATGTAACAATCTGCGACGGCACAACAGCGGTCACAATCGGTGGTGGCGCTATCGGTGACACCCATATCATCGGGCTGATAATCCTCAAGAACGCTGGCCCTGCTACCGCAACGGTCGAGGGATTCATCAAGAAGAACAACGCCGGCACAGAAGCCGCTCAGACGATCATCTTCACAGGCTCCACAGCCGACGACCGCTATATCGACCTTAAGGGCGCTATCAATACAGGTGCGATTTGCAAAGTAACGAGTAGCGTTGATGAGTGTGTCCTTGTATTATGGCGGCCATTATGACATTAAAACCAAACGGCTTGATTAAAGAATTCATTCCATACACCCGCGTACTTGACATGACGGGAACGCAAGCCGCTTCTGGTTGGACACAAACAGGATCAAGCGGGACTGCTAGTATTGCCGACCGTCCTGACGCTGGTTATGACAGCGCCAACGGGCTGGAGTTTATACAGGGCGACAATACCGCCACTTATAAAGTTCAATACAACCACTACAACGCCAGCGGTTACGACTTATCAAATGGGGATTTATTTACGATGAGCGTCCTGTGGGAGGGGTTGCCCTCTCGCTGGACTGCCGGATCATCGGGGACATTATTTATTTATATGTCATCGGACGGCAGCAACACATTCACCAACTATGTAAATACAACGCTACTTGGTGGGACAACTACCGGGTTACCAATCTACGGTCGCAATGTGTTTAGTTGGCGTAAATCGGACATGACACCAACATTAAGTATTAACTGGTCTTCCGTAAAAAATATCAGGCTGACTTTAAACACAGCGAGCGCAACAGATAGATGTATTGTGCAGGGTTTATGGTTGAACCGTAAGGCGTCACCAAAGGTAGCAATTACATTTGATGATGGATTCTCTGACTTTATCACCGCTGCGAGCATTGCAAACGCTCGTGATATTCCATTCACTTCTTTTATCATACATGACCTAATCGGCAACACACCTACCTATATGACTGAGGCGGAAGTTGCAGCCTTGGCGGCTGCACACCCACGCAACCAGATTTCAGGGCATAACGTAAACACACTGTGGGATTCGGCAGATTATGGGCTTGCTGATGTTACGGCAGCTATCAACTGGTTAAAGGAACGTAACTACGATTGGGAATATTACGCCTATCCTGGTGGTGGGTGGAATCCGAACGTCCAGGATGTTATGAGAAACCTTGGCATTAAATGCGCAAGAAGCCTTCGTGGAATTAGTTACATTGCTGGTCCACCAACACTTTACCAGACGCGCATAAGCTCTGAATTAGTTTCCCCATCGATCGGGGGAATGCCCGATTGGTATCAGGTTAACGCCAGCCCATTAAACAGCTTGCAGACCTTAACGCAGTGTAAGGCTTCTGTTGATCTTGCTATTCAACGCGGTGAGTCGGTGATCTTTTATGGTCATAAGCTTGGCGCTGTCGCTGACACAACAACATGGGTTACAAGTGATTACACAGCACTGTGTAATTATATTCAGTTAAAGCAGAATCAGGGTCTAATTCAGGCCGTAAACATGAAAGAGTTATATGCGATGTTAACGACGCGGAGCCGTCAAGCATCCATAACAAGAGTGTAATTAGAAAAGGGTTGTCATGTCTCTAGACATACAAGATGACGATACAACTTCTGAAGACAAAGTAAAGGTAGCGGCTACTGCTCCCGAAGGTAAGACACACGATTATTTACGCGAATGCGTTGATGAGTTCGTCACGTTGACCGCGGATGCTCGGAGCCTTAGTGAGAAGTGCCGTGACTATTACGATGGTAAGCAATGGACGGCGGAGCAAGTAGCTGCGCTGAAGAAACGTAAGCAAGCACCTATTGTCAACAACCGTATCAAGGTTAAGTTGAACGGTCTGCTCGGTTTGACGTCCGTACGCAAAGGTGACCCTAAAGCCTACCCGCGTAATGTTGACCATGATGATGGAGCCGCAGAAGCTGCGACCGATGGTCTACGTTACGCAGCTGACAAAACGAATTTGAACGCAACGTTCCTCGATGCCGCTGACAGCTTTTTCTGTGAAGGGTATTGTGGTGTAAACATTGTTGTTGAGCAATCCCCGAAAGGCGAAATCGACGTACTCGTCGACAACATACCATGGGACCGTATATTCTTTGATCCTTACAGCCGCAAGCATGATTTCAGCGATGCGCGCGGTAAAGGTTTTATGGTATGGATGGACGAGGAAGATATCAAGGACGCTTTCCCCGACGCTCCTGAAGAAGTATTTAACAACGCACCCGTACAGAGCGACGAAACATTTGAAGACCGCCCGAGTTGGGTAAAGAAAATTGGTAAGAGAAAGCGCCATTTAGTAGCCACCCACTATTACCGCGAAAAGAATACGTGGATGCTGGCTATTTACACAGGTGGTGGGTTCTTGTTGGAGCCATCGCCATCGCCATATTTAGACGAGAACGGCCAGCCATACTGCCCGGTAGAATTGGAGCACGCGTATATCGACAGGGAGAACAACCGTTATGGTGAGTTGGCTTCGTTCCTCGACCTACAAGACGAAATCAATCACCGCCGCAGTAAGGCTCTCTTCCTCTTGTCACAGCGCCAGACCTACGGTAATCGTGGTGCCGTCAAGGATATCAAGAAAGTTAAGCGTGAATTGGCGAAGCCTGATGGCCATCTTGAAGTTGGTCAAGGCGAATACGGAAAAGACTTCGGTATACTACCAACGGGAGACATGGCTCAAGGCCAGTTTGAACTGTTGCAAGAAGCTAAGCAAGAAATGGATAGCGCGAGCTACAGTGTTTCTTTATCGGGCGACCAAAATAATGCACAAACCAGCCCGATGAGCGGTGTTGCGCTCCAAAGGTTGCAGCAGTCAGGGGTTACTGAGCTAATTAAACTATTCGAGAATTTCGGCAGCTTTAAACTGCGTGTATACCGGCAGATTTGGTACCGTATAAAGCAATATTGGTCTTACGAGAAATGGGTGCGCGTTACCGACGATGAGCAGAAGCTACGTTGGGTTGGGTTTAATGTACCCGTCACACTGCAGCAGTTCCTCGAAGAAGTAATGGACGATGATAGTAAGCCACACGCCATGAAACTAGGTGCAGCTTCCCAACTGGCACAGCTTGAAAAAGGCAACCCGCAAGCGTTGCAGCAAATTGTGATGACGAATAATAAACCTGCTGAATTGGACATGGATATTATTCTCGATGAAAGCTACGACACTATCAACGTCAGCCAAGAGCAACTCGACGCCATACTCAAGTTCGGCGCCCAGAACGCGTTCGATATTGTTGACCTCTTAACAATCAGCAATGTCACGGGCAAGGACAAGCTGATAGATAAAATCAATTCGCGCCGTCAGGAGCAATCTAAAGCACCTCCCGATGCACAGTCGCAGTTCTTAACTGCCGCAGCTGCCGAGAAGGCCGCTAGCGTCAAGGTTAAGGAAGCCGATGCGCAACAGACACAAGTGGAAACAAAACTGCTAACTCAGCAGCCAATGGTACCGTTTAAAGGTACCGTATCCGCTTAAAGTTTCCGGGCGTAACTCGCTGGGCCGCCGCCAGCTAAGTGGGCCACCCACACCCTGCCGCCGAGGTTCCGGGCGAAAAGGCCGCCGCTTATAATCGGGCGTAAAGGGAGTATACTCATGTCAAACGAACAAGACGATCTTTTTGATGATCAACCAGCCGCAAAAGCAGAAGGCGAAAGCAAAACTTTTGAGGAACCTGCTAAGGAACAACAACCTGCCACTAAAAAAGACGAGGATGTTGATACGAAGCAAGTAGAGGATGAGAAAGCGGGCGAAGAAACCTCCGAGACGCCGTCGGAAGAACAAAAAGAAGTAAGTTCTAAGACAGAGAAGATGATCCCCGAGTCTCGTTTCAAAGCGGCACTCAACGACATCACTAGTAAGTTAGAAAATGCGAACGCTGAATTATCAAAACTGAGGGCAGTTCCAACTCCAGACAAGTCGCAAGACCCAGAAGGGTACGAGCGGCACGTCAGAATGGAAGTGTCCCGTGAGATGATGCGGTCAAGCTTTACAGACTACGACGACGTAATCAAACATTATGTAGAAATGGCGGAAGCTAACCCCTACTTAAATGAACAGGTTGCGGCGCATGTATTACCTGCTAAGTTTGCCTATGATCTTGCAAAAGAAGATATGCGGATTAAGACACTTAGAGAGTTAGAAGGCTCGGATGATTGGAAGGAATTTCAAAAGTTCAAGCAAGAAAAAGCTGCTAAGAAAAATGATACCGCAGATGATAGTAAAGTTACGCAGCAACTGGCTGAAGGTGGTGCCCGGAAAGTGCCTAACCTCAACCGCGCTACAAACGTGTCTAAGAGCAATTCTAAATTGTCAGAAGATGATGATTTGTTTGCCGACGCTGCGTTTTAGCGCCTAACCTGAAAGGAAGAATGGGCCATGGCTCAGTCTACAATCTCCAGTGGCAATAAAGTCACTGACTTTCAGAAGAAGGTGAACAGGGTCTATGTCCGCGAGGGCAAGTTTGGTCCATTCATCGGTGCTTCTGAAAACGCGATCATCCAAACAAACCGCAACATTCGCAAGAAGAGTTTACCTCTTGTTGGCAAGTTGAGCGGTTCGGGTGTTCGTGGTTCTACGCAGTTGGTTGGCGGTGAAGATCCGTTAAGCAACTACGACTTCCTGTTTGAACCCACACACGTACGTAACGGCGTTCTGATCGATAACGAGGAAAATGAAAAAGCCGAGTTCGATCTGTTTCAAGAAGGCCGTCCTGCACTTATGAACTGGATGATGGAAACCAAGCGTGACCAAATCATTCAGGCTCTCGGTGCTGTGTGGGCTGGTGGTACTTACTATAATTATGGTGGTACTGCTGCTTCGGGCGCTACGGGTTCATCCGCAGCTTCCGCAGCCAATATGGATACGTGGAACACAAACAACACTGACCGTATTCTTTACGGAACAGCGCGTACCAACCTAACCTCCGGCGACCACACTACATCGCTGGGTACGATCGACACGACGGCTGATAAGTGCAAACCTTCAGACATCGAATTGTTGAAGCGTATGGCAATGCAGTGCGATCCATTGATCCGTCCCGTTATGATTAACGACGACGAACCTTGGTTTGTTTACTTCTGTGGCAGCTACACAATGCGCGACTTGCGTGTTGACACTACCATGAACCAAGCCATGCGTGATGCACTTCCCCGTATGAAGTCAAACCCGCTGTTTAGCGGCGGCGACTTGGTGTGGGACGGCGTCATCATCAAGGAAGTTCCAGATATCGATAAGTTCATCGATAACTCAACTGGCACTGGTCTTTGGGATGGTGTCTGGGGCGCCAATGCAACCGGCGATAGCCTGAAAACCTCAGGTAACGGCGGTTCACGTGTTGGTGTTGGCTTCCTTTGCGGCGCTCAAGCTGTATGCTTTGGCCGTGGTAAGGATGCTAAGTTCACAACTCGTAAAGAAGATGATTACGGTCATCTGAATGGCGTTGCTGTAACTGGTAAACACGACATCAAGAAGATTTTCTACAACAACAAGCAGTTTGGTGTGGTAACACACTTCCACTCTGCGGCGTCTGACGTCTAATTGTTTGTTTAGATAAGGCTGGGGCTTAACCGCCTCAGCCAATCTTCTTAACAACTAACAAGGAAGGTAGAAAATGGCTACAGTTTTTGCCACCGTCCGCCGTGCGGTTAATTTAATTTTCGGCAAAGGTGATGCTGGGACGCTTGTATGTCCTGGTGTTCGGACAATTGAACTGGCACCAAGTGCGTCCGGTACTATTGTTGATTTCAAGATGCGTATTCCTTCGAATGCGCGTATTGATATGCGTGGAAGCCATGTTTATTGGGACGATCTTGCAACTTCAGGTGCCCCAACCTTAGACATTGGTTTGTACGCTGTCGACAGCAACATCACTTCAGACGACGATTGTTTGAATGATGGGCTGGCCTTGACAACTGCTCAAACCGTTTTAACGGGCGCGAGCGTTATTAAGGATCACGCTAACGGTGGTAAGCAAGCATGGGAATTCGTCAACGGTCAGACATCTGACCCAGGTGGGTTCTTTGACGTAAAGGGCATTGTTCGTGACGCTCCAACGCTCACAAATACTGGCACTATTACGATCGACTTGAAATACTACAAAGACTAAAATAGGGTAGCTGGGGTATAAAAGCCCCAGCTGCTTTT